AAACCTCTTAGGTCTTCATAGATATTACCTATCGCATGTCTTTTCTCTCTAAAATTACCTGTTGGCATTAGGATGTCAGCATAATCAACTAAAACGACACTTGGTTTGATACCGTTAAGTTCTATCTGTTTTAAATGTGCTCCTAAAGTTTGAACACTAGCTGCTTTTGTAGGAAAATATTTTATCAATAACTTACCACCCAATTTTTCAATCTTTGTCTGAACCTCTTCTTTATGAAATTTTATATTAGCTGTTGTTACACCACTGAATATGGAATCATATCGAAGTCCCACATAATTTTCATTTAACTCTAAAGTGTAATGAACCACAACCCCTTTTTTCTGTAAGACTCCAGCACCTAAAGATTGTAATGTCCAAGATTTACCAATACCAGCTGGAGCTACAATCACACCTAACTCACCAGCACCTAAACCACCATCCATGATGTCATTTACAACATCCCACGGTGTCGATACAGTTGTTCTAGCTGACTCCTCTAATCTTAAATTAAATGATGGTATATAATCATGACCTAAATCTTTACTTGTTCCAGCTTTCATAGCATCATCTATTATTGTTTTTATACCGTCATAATCTTTATTCTCTAACAAATCAACAGACTCTAAGATAGCATTCTTTAAGGTTTGATTTTTACAAAAATCTAAAGTTTTATTTTTTACAAAATCTAAATCTGTTGACTCAATGTTTTTCCAAGTGTCTCTGAGCTTTTCTACAACACCTGATTTTAAGACATCATTTTCCAACTCTTCTATTTTATATTTTATAACTTCAAGTGTTGGTTGTTTTTTATATTCATAAAAATATTCTTTAATCATCTTCACTAACCATTTGTTAGAATCAGAATCAAACATATTAGGATTCAATATATCACTAATTGTTTGTATGAATTTTTTATCACTTAATAATGAAGCTATTATTTTGGATTGAAACGATGTTCCAAACTTTGTTAATGTTTCACTCATGTTTTATTTGCGTATCTATTTAATTGATTAAAATTAGTAAGTAACCAGCTTGTTACATTTGGTAATGCTGTAAAAAGTTTATCCTCAAGAAACATTTTTTCAAACTTATACTTTACTAATTTATTTATTGGTTCATTTATTTTTTGTATGATTTTAGTTTTTGTATTACCAGATATGTCAACTTCATGTAACTGCATTAATTTATAGTTTCTCTCGATGATTTCTTTAGAATCTGGTAACACTTTGATAATGTCATCTATATTACATATCTTGTTATCAGATAAAAATGGTAATTTTTTTTTGATTGTTTTTAATCCAAGACCTCTAACGCCAGATATGTTATCTGACTTATCACCGTCCAAAACTCTATACCAAATAAAGTTCTTTGAAAATATTCCAAACTCCTCAAAAACAGATTCATCATCATACATTTTCTTTTTACTTGGACTCCAAATCTTTACACGACCATTTGCAAGCTGAAGAAAATCTTTGTCGGTTGACATTATGACCACTTTAGATTTTGGTAACGCCTGTTCAGCCAAGTACCCAATAGTATCATCTGCTTCTATGTTATCATAAGAAAGAACCGTTACAGGTAGCGTATCTAAATATTCCACACACCTTTGGAGTTGCATAATCATGTTTTGTTTTTCATCCTCTTGTGATGCAAAATCATAAGTTCTGTTAACACGATATTTAGTTTTACGATTCTTCTTATACTCTGGTAATATTTTACGACGGCGGTTAGACCCACCTTTACCATCAAAAACTATGATGACTCTGGTAGGACTAACCATGTTTATCACATAACCTATGCTTCTAAGAAAACCAACTATTCCACCAACGTGCACACCATCCTCGTTAGTAGTCGGTAAAACACTAAACACCCTAATAAAAGTGTTTAGGCCATCTATAATAAGCACCTTATCGTTTGGTTCACCGCCGTCAAGTGAACCACCCTTTTTCTTTATCTCTTCGAACATTGAAAGATATCGTTTATTACTCACTCATCTCCTCTTCAATAACAACATCATCAATTCCAAAGTTTTTTTCGTACTTTAAGATTACCTTGTCACAGATTAGATTGTAACAATGTGATTTAAACTCTTCATCTTGTAAAAGCTCACTCCAATCCTTAGATTGAAATTTTACCTCTTCTCCATTGTGATTGTTCATCGTATACCATGAACCACCTTGTTTAACGAGTTTATGGTCTTTCATAACCTTTAACCAACTACCATCATCATCTATACCAGTCTCAAAGTATAATTCAAAATCGGCATGTCTCATTGGTGGCCCAAGTCTATTCTTAATAACTTGTGCTCTCATCTTCATACCGATGGTGTTATTTTTCTTATCCTTAATCTGACCAGTATTCTTTAATCTGATTCGAGTTGATGAATGAAATGGTAATGCTTTACCACCACTTGTAGTCCATGGGTCTCCGAACATAACTCCGAGTTTTTGTCTAAGTTGATTAGTAAAAACCAAAGCTATCTGTTGTCTTCCAATCATCTGTGTAATCTTTCTCATAGCCTTTGATATGATAATCGCTTTTGATGTAGCCCAACCATCCTTATCAAAGTCTGCTTCCATCTCTACATTTGTAGAAGCCGCTGCCAATGAATCAACAAGTATGGTGACTAACCTATCCTTATCTGATTCACGAACCTTTGCAACTATCTCCTCAATAGCATGGAATATGTCCTCTACGGTTTCTAAGTGTAGATATAACATATTGTCTACATCAATACCTATAGCCGATAAAAATTCTGTGCTGACAGCTGTTTCAGTATCGATGTATACCGCAACACCACCTTTCTTTTGTGTCTCTGCTAACATATGAGCTCCGAGTAATGACTTACCACTACTCTCAAGTCCATTTAGTTCTGTGATTCTACCAACTGCGATACCACCATTAGGTTTATTTGATATCGCTAAGTCTAACATTGTAGAACCAGTTGACACAAAATCTTTTATGTCGGTTGGTGTTGAGTCTGTTCCATCCAAGAAATACGCTACTTTCATATCCTTGAATTGTTTGTTTATGGTATCTGCTAAGACACCAGCTAATTCGTCTCTTGTGGACATGCATTATCTCCGATTTAAATTGTTAAGAAAAAAAAGATGGGGAGTAGCCGGTAACACTAAGCAGGCGGTTTTATTCCTGTCTTCAACTCCCCTAAGTTAATTAACTATTAAATAAATCGTCGAATGCATCTGCCGCTTGTGTCGCATCCATCTTTGATGAATTAGTCTCTGTGGTTTGTTCAGTTGATTCCTCTTCAGTTGTTGAGTCACCATTTAGATACTCATTTAGAGCCTGAGTTAGTTCGTCATAAGAACGTTCTTGATAAATCTCAGTAATCTGTTTTTGTGAGTTGTTAATATTCTCAAGTGCTGAAGCGTCTTCAGTGATTGGTGTTATGTTTGGTTTAACTCTGATTGATGTCGATGGAAAAGAAGCACCTGTTTCTTCTGCAGTTTTGAATTCTACAGAAACATCACGACCACTTACCGGGTCTGTAATATCACCATAATCAGGGTCTGCTATAATGGATAATAACTCTTGATAAACCGTCTTACCAAAACCCCAAAACTTCACACCTTGTGACTCTTCACCTCTAACAACGACTGGTGCATAAGTTCTCATCTTAGCTTCAATCTTCTTACCGAGACGATAGTCATCTTTAGAACCAGTTGATTTTAGTTTCTGTGCAAACTCTTCGATTGGGTCTGGTCTTCCAAAAGATATTGGTGAAAGATAATTCTTACCACCTAAATCATAATGAAAATACAACTCAATAAATGGGTTATCCGCGTTAAACTTATAAGGGACAATCCTAACTATTTGAGTACCAGGCGATGGTTTCCAAAGATTTGATGTTCTATTATTTGTTGTTTGAAGTTGGTTTAGACGATTCTTGATTGCATTTAAATCCATTTTTTATCTCCTATTTTTTAATTTATTAATTGTTAATTTGTAATCAGTATAACCTGATTCTATAATAAGTATAAACTTATTTTTCAAAATACTATTTTTTATTCCAGTTTTTTGTATCAATTATCTTATGTATTTTGGTTGGTC